CAACAAGATAGAAAATCGTGGCGCTAAGAGAGCGCGCGGCGAGATTGTTGTGAGAGACAAGGCTCGTTTGAGAGCGGCAAAACGCATGCAACACATTAAGTGCTGGCATTGCGAACGCTATGGGCACTACGCACGAGATTGCGAATTGCGTCCCGAAGAAAAAGAAATCTTCGATGACCGGAGTGAGGACTCCGAGGATGAGAGTGAAGGGACGTCGTCAAGTGACGAGTCATCGGCAAACACAGTTGAGAGCGTTCCTGTGACCGATGGCTCTGAGAGTACGTCATCATCTTCCTCATCGTCGTCGGGATCCGGGCCAGCCCCGGGAGCTATTGGAATCGGCACCAAGGCTCAACGACCGGTTAATATCAATTCGGTCACTGATGTGCAGCAATTGACGAGTCGTGATCGACTCAAAACAGCTTTGCTGTTTGCTGCCACGGCAGCAGGCATGTGCGCGGCCGCTTGGCTGCCCGCGTGGCTCTCGTCTCGACGAGCTGCGATTGCCAAAAAGTCACGTGAAATTGTCACGGCTTGCGCGGGGATAGCTACCCCATTGTTGGGAGTGGTAGCCACCATTGCTTCGTACGTGTGGTTGCCAGGCTTGACGGGCCCACGCGCAGTTGAGATGCGTGACACCACTAAGAAGACAGTGGAGATCATTGCCAGTGCGGTCAATCCCGAGACGACTCATGTCTTGGCGCACTGTTGCGGGCGAATTTCAGATCTTGCAATCCGCCTCGTTGAGGTTGCTGCGCCAGCAGCAGTTGTGGCAGGGTCATTGTACCTGCTGTGCGCAATGCCAATTTTCCAGAAGCAGGTTGTCTACCAGTTCGTTGCTAATGAACCAAACGACCCTGACACAGATCTGCGTGGCACCTCAATGCTCGCTCGTAACGCGTTCTTCGGCGACGGTCAGGTCGCACGTTACCGAGTCACAACAACGAATGAGACACTCGTTGATCGGTTCTACCCTCAGGTGCGTGAGGATGTGGTCAGCCTTGAATTGCTGGCCAGTTGCACGGATGGTCGGCTTCACATTGGCAAGACCTCCGAAGACATTTGGCAAGCAGTGTCGTATCGGGCTGGGGTTGAGGACCGTGTCAACAACAGCCGCTACGATAACATGACCAATAATGTTCAGAGCAACACAGCCCGCATGGCTTACCACGTGATCATGGCTCCGATTCGTGGCATTCAGTCGGTTTTTTGACGGGGGCGGTCGTCGCGGCTTATGGCTATCGTTACGCAGAAAGAGTGAAGAAGAAAATTGGTTTGATGAACGACTTCACAAAGATCAAGATGCTAACTACTGATCCACAACCGCGACCACTGGTGGCAATATCCCTTGGATGCCATCATGAAGGTGTTTGTCTGCCAACACCTGACCGCCGAGACCCACTCAATGCTCTCGCAGGCGTCGTCAAAAGACTGGCTTGCGCTATTCCCAACCCGAACCCCGACGTGCCTGGTCGGATGCGCGTGTTGGCGCGCAAAGTGTTCCGAACTTTGTTCCGACCTTTGCAGCACTCAGATATACCATCGTTCGACGATTGGATGGCAACCAGGCCATATCCTGAGTCACGAGCTGATCAGATTCGAAAAGCTCAATTCAAAAGACCTGAGATCACCGCAGACAGTCAAACTCACATAAAAGAGGAGTTCTACGTTGATTACAAACCAGAGCGCTTCATACGCGCCGTGGATGACTGGTTGTTGGCACGATGTGGTCCAATTGAGTCCGCGATTGAGAAGCAGTTTTTCAGTCTTCCGGCATTCATCAAATCAGTGCCCGGGTCCGCACGCGCTGAATGGATCAAGACTCAGTGTTACAGCACGTGCGCGGCGATGTCGGAAAATGACTACACATCAATGGAAGTGCATCTACAAGGTGTTCGTGCCGCCTGGGTTCATGAGTTCACTTTTCAATTCGTTCAGATCATTGATACGGATGGTGAGTTCTTGATGTTGTTTGATGAAAGCACCGGTTTGAGCGGCGTCCGATCAATGACTCGCCTGCCCGGCATTGTGAACGTTGAAAATGCCTATGGTCTGTTTTCTGGCAAACCTGAAACGTCTTACGTTAACGCCGTTCAGAATTTGTTAAACTATTTCTATATTCAAGAGTATGTTTATCACAACAAATTTGAAGACACGTTAGCTTACATCACGTCCTGGCAGCACATCACGAGCAATAAGTTATCTGACACCCACGCCAGCGATACAGGACTAACGCCCACCGGAATGATCGAAGGCGACGATTCCCTCCACGGTGCCGAAATTGGTCAAGCGCCTGATGCAGCTCAATTTCAGATGATTGGCTACAATTGTTCGCCCCGAATCTCAGCCGGGCTCAACGGCCGTGATTTTATCGGCATGGTCTTTGATGAGGATGAGCGCATCATCGTTACGGACATAGTTGCCAGTGTTTGTAGTGTTGGCTGGGCTAGTGCCGCCTATGCCAACGACAACACGAACACACATCTTGCTTTGCTTCGCGCTCGAGGCTACAGCATGTTGTACCAGTACACCCATTGCCCCGTTCTTCATGAGATGGCTCTGTACGTTCTGCGTGTCACGCGTTCCATCGACGTGACACGCTTGCTCAAGCGTGACCGCCGGCTGAGTCTCTGGGAAAGAGAACAGCTCCAGGAAGCAGTCTTCGCTATGCGCCACCATGAGAAGATGGAAAGGCGCGAATGTCCCCGCACACGACACTTGGTCGAGGAGGTGTATGGTCTTGACATTGGCTTGCAACGTCGCATTGAGTCAGAGCTCACGCAGCTGCAGGTGCTCCGTCCGTTGAGATTATTTCCGACATACCTCATTCCTGATAGTTGGCTCGACTTCTATCAAAACTACTGCGTTAACACTTCCCGAGAACGCATGAAAATCAGTCCCATTCCTGATTACCCGACCGAAGACCCGTTCGTGCCCGGATTCTGGGCACAACACGGGCGCCAATTGCAGGGTCCTGGAGGGCCCTTGCAGTTGAAGGACTTCCGCATGTGAAGTCTGGCTAACGCCAAAGTATGAAGCCGAAGCGAACGGCCAAGGATACTTCAATCCTTACCGAAGGGTAACTCCATCCAACGCGACCATGAGCCGATTCCGGCAACCACTCGAGCACAGCTGAGGTGGTTATACGGTGCAAATCATCGCGCTAGGTGTAGCATCCAGCAAACCCCCACCCATCAACACATCAGGGCGCTAATAAACGACCCGTGAAACCCGCTACCCCAAACATGTCAAAATCAATCAAACAAAACAAAACAATCAAACAACAAAACACAAAAATCACGAGTCTTGAGGCACAATTGCTCGAGACTCGCAAGTCTGCTCAGCGTAAGGTTGCGTACAAGAAACCTGTGCTGCCAAAACTGCAGCTTGAGAGCACCATGTCCAATGCTCCAATCGCGATCTCCAATAGGTTGAGGTCACGAAAACCCGTCTTCAAGTACCATGAGGACGGGTCGATCATCATCACTCATGCGGAGTATGTCACCGACGTCATGTCGGACCCAGGCAATGATTTTGCCTACGACGTATTCGCCGTCAACCCGGGCAACAGTTCACTTTTCCCGTGGCTTTCACTTATCGCCCGTCAATTTGAATTCTATGAGTTTCTCGATCTTAAGACTCATTATTTTGGATTGCAGCCGACAACGACCTCCGGAGACGTTATTCTCGTCGTTGATTACGATTCACAAGACAACACAGGTTCGCCGACGAAGGCACAGCTGTTGGCGTACAAGGGTTGGTCTCGCGCCAACATGTGGGACCATTGTCAGCAAGTGAACTTACACGCTGACATGAATCGAACCGGCAAGTCCAAGTACGTCAACGAGTCGTCGACTCTTGACAATCCGACTGATCGCTTGTCGTCATCTGGTAACTTGTTTGTCGCGACCTCAGCGACCAACGCCGCCTTGCCGACGACGACGTCTGGTGTGTTCTTTGTCACGACACTTGGCGAGCTGTTCGTCGAGTACACTGTCAAGTTGTCTGTGCCGGCTCAACATGTTCCTGGCAGCTTCACGTCGGTCGCGGTCGGAACCGCGGCGACTGGCGCGGGCACGGACTTGCTCGGCTCGATGATCCAAACTGTGACCGCCGGACCGGCGACTCAGATCGGCGTGACCGTGGGTCCAGCTAATGTAACGGATCCGAACGGCGGGACTGGCAACGCTTGGGTCGCAGCTGGTAGCGGAGCTGCTGTGCCTCCGAATCAAACGCTCATCAAATTCGCGAAAGATTTTGAGGGGGTCATACGATTCGTGCACAATGACTCCACAACTGGGTACGCTAGTGCTCAATTGTCGCCAAGTCCTCCGATTATTTGTGTGCCTGCCAACCAAGCGCCATCTGCGACCGGCATCAACAACTCTAGTGCCAGCATCACATTTGCGAATTTCCTCGGATCATCTGTACTTGGGCAGACGCTCGACACATTTGAGATGCTCGTGTATATCGCAAGAGGCATGGCGATCGCTATCAACGGACTTGGCTCAACGTTCGGCTACTCGGGCAGTAGCATTCGAGTGTTGCGTTCGTCGCAAGCGAAATGGAAGCTCAACGATATGAAACTTGGAATTCATCTGCACGCGACGATGGCGGCCAACAGCAAAGTGTTGTCACTCAACACGCGACCTGGTGGCGACAAGAACTACTCAGAGAGATTGGCTGAGTTCGCAACATTTCGTGAGCAAAATCCGCTCGCAACGATGTACGACTCTGAGCCGTCGCCGACGTCATTACTCGAGTAAGACGTCAAAGGTAAGAAACCGATCAACGGGTTAATGTGATCGGTACCTATAATTAACCCACCCGCTTCCTCACTCGATGTCCGCTGCGGCGGCTCGGGGCCAGGGG